ATCCGCTCTAATATCTTCTAATTCATCCTGAATTTTGGCTTTATCGTACATATGAGAAGTGATTAAATTAGCTACTTCAAACGCATTGGGGCATGGTTCAAGTATTTTGAATACTTCTTTTAAGACAGCCCGTCCATCCATTCTTGAAAAGGTAATAATATGGGCCACCCTGTCTTGACCATATTTATTGATAACATATTCTATAACACGCTCACGAAACGCTCTAGGAATATCAATATCAATGTCGGGCGGCGATATATGTCCCTCAGAATATCGCCCCCTATTAAGGAAACGAGAAAATTGCAAACATCTATCTGGATGATAAGATAAAGTAGGATCAGGTAGTAGTGGGTCTATTTCACTAATACCAATAAGGTATGAAATAAGGCATCCGGCAGCTGAACCTCTTAAACCTACATTTATATTGTGTTGTCGGCAAAAATTAATAATATCCCAAATAATCAACATATACGCCGCAACATTCATTTCTTTAAATGTTTCTAATTCTTCTTTTATTTGACGAGTATAAGCATCTTTTAATTCGGGATTATCATATGTTTTTTTGTTAATATCACGATTAATCCACCCTTTACGACATAGAGTTAGAATTGTTTCATAAGGATTGGTTTCAATATTACCATTATTATCTAAATAATCTGGTAATTGCGGCATTTTTGCTATAGAAAATGTTTCTATCTTGTTCAGAATTTCCGTCAAATATGGGCTTGGCTGACCCTGTTTTACATAACATTCGTTTGCTTCAATAAATCGACTAAATTTACGTCGATTACGTATTAATAATTGATTAATATTTTTTAAGGTCAAATCATAAGCAGAACATAACTGTATTTTTTGTAATAAACTGTCTTCTGGTGAAATATAATGAACGGTATTAGTCTGGATTATTTTATATTGGCTAGATGACAGGAGGTTGGTAACATATTGATTAACAACACGATCCTCTTCTGTATTATTATTTTCTAAAGATATATAGAGATCATCATTAAATATTTTAGATAGCGTTATTATATTTTGTTTTGTTTGTTCTGATTGTAGTAAATTCCAAAAATCGTTATCAGTACCACCGACAATACAAATAAGTCCATTACAATATTGTTCAATAGTATTTAAACTATGTACAATTGATCGTGTATCTTCTGATAAATAACTATGTCCCAAAATTTTAATAAGATTATGCCAACCTTGTAGGTTTTTACATAAAATAGTAACATATCCACCAATATCTAGGTAAATATCAGCACCAATAATGGGGGTTGGACCATTTTCTATTTTTTTAGCTTCATTGATAAATTCTACAACACCTGATATCGAATTACTATCTGTTAAGGCGATAGCGGGTAAATTTAGTTCAGCTGCCTTCCTAATCAAACGCTTAGGAGTAGCAAATGCTTCTAAAATAGAAAAGTGACTTTTGGTATGATACGGAAAATAAATCATTAGTATTTTCTTAGTATGCCATATTCTAAAACCGACTTACCCCAATATTTCCAAAATTCTTCAAAGGAACGAAAAGAATCTTCACAAGAATTACATCCCTCTATATTGCAACTAATATAGATATAATTATTGTTATCAGAACGGTAAATATGTAAATGTTCTATTTCAATAGAATATCCGTTTATTAAAGCGTGTTTGCACGATTCTTTATTAAGTGCATCCGTCATAATTTTCTTTGAAAGTTAAATTTTTCGCTTGTTTTATTAAATTTTTGACGTATTGCATCACCCAAATCAAAATTCATTTTAATAGCAAGAAGATTTAAAGCAATAACTACATCTGCTGCCTCGTCTTTTATTTGTTGATGTGCTTCTTCTTCTGAAGACCACCCACCTTTTATTTTATTACGCAATCTTAGTAATTTTTTAACTGCTTCTGCCAACTCTCCCGTCTCCCCCGCTATTTGAATCATACAATATTCAAGACTTTCTGGGGCATGATTAGTCCATTCTTTGCATCTATCTATGTTAGCGTGAGTTAATTCAGCAAAACTTAATGAATTATTAGTCATACTATGCGTTTCCAACCCCCAAACATTCTTGGTATAGTAATTTCTTGTTGCAAATGGTACGGACAAAATCCCTCAGATGTTTTTTGATATTGTTTGCCATTTTTATCTCTTACCACTACCATATAACAGAAAACACATGTATTTCCTTTTTGAATTGTCTTAACTGTCACCTTTTTTCGAATTGTCTTAACTGTCACCTTTTTTCTTAGCATAAAGGTTTCCTTATTTAATAACTACATGAATTTCGGCATCTTGAGGTAATAAATAATATTTATGCCGATTTATTGGTGAATCTGTGTGTATTTCAGTATTTATATCAATATCCATTATTAAATCTCTTTCAGAATCGATCCATAATATTCTAGGAGAAGCAAGTTCATGATAAAAATCAACAATTAATATTGGTGATAAAATATCGAAATCTAGGTTGGTTGCATATTTCAGCCTTTTAACAAAATCACATGGTCGTTGATTAATTAGGTTTAAAATATCTGGCCAAGTAATATAATCTTGTTTGTTCGCATTAACAATGGAAGTTGTTATCAACAATAATCTCCTTAGTAGAACTAAATTTATTTTTAATATTACTTCCTTTGGCACTAATCGAAATATTAATAAGAGTTTGAGTTCCTATTGTAAGACCCTCTTTTTTAATGATATCGTGGTATACGTCACAATATGATTTAGTGTTTTTACTTTGTAAATAATATTTTTTGTTGTTCTTTTCAATAAAATTAGGTAAAAATTCTACCTCTTTAGGATAACATTCTTTTTTAATTAATTCCCCATCCTTAGAAACATATAGTTGTTCAATTTTCCCAAATTGACATAATTTGTGACATGACCAGTGATTTTTAATAGGATCGTCTTTTAAACGTTCTAATTTTGTGTCGTTTTTTATAATTTGATATTTACTGCGTAATGTATCAATTAATTCAGATAATTCTTCAGGGGAAAAGGAAACAGTAAATGCACCACCATCATTAGTATAAAGAATGGTAACTAATATGTTTTTATATTTTTTATATAAACAGGTACATGCTAGAGCATATAAACGAAGTTGCAAGTCTTTTTGAAAATCGTCTAAATTCTTTAATCGTCCGGTAGTCCAATCTTTTCTTTTGCCTGTTTTATAATCAACAATTTCAATTGTATCGTCATCTATTTCATGTATTAAATCTACAATACCGCGAGTTCTTAGAAATTCTCCATCATCTCTTTCAAAACCCGATATTTGTATATTTAATTCAAATGTTTTTTCGCTTTCAATAATTTTTAATTTTAAAGGGTTAAACTTACTATTCAATACGTAATTAACCTGATTATAAATAAATTGTTTATCTTCTAAGGCGTCAAATAAAAATTGGTTAGCATAATTAGTGGCGTACCTTTGCCAAACTATATGCACTAAATAATCTATATTAGTATATTTGTCTTTTAATAAATAATGACCTGTTTTTTTTGCACGAGCCAGTATTTCCAATACATGATGCACCATATTTCCTAACAACGCCTTTTTATTAGCTTCACTAGGAAATTTGACAACATAGTTGAGGAAAAATTTCCACGAACATTCGTTGTAAGTATTTATAGAACTTGTACTTAAGGACTGTATGTTCACTTATTTATAATAATAAATCTAATGATTTTATCTGTGCCTTCATCAATTTCAGCAGCAATTCTACGATGTCCTATTTCTGTTTGTTCTGAACAAACTGAATTTAATATTCCTAATACTCCCATTTTATATTGAATTTGATTAAATTCTGCTTTATTGGGATAAGAACCCACAATAAATTGTTCAGATTCTTGTACCCATTTGTTAACCGGGACTTTGTAACTAAACAACGTATTAACTAATTCAGGATCATGATTTAGTAGTTTGTTTAATAATTGTACTATATTTTCTAAGGTTTTCATTTTTATGGCCAAGGATAACTATTATTACCTTCGTTTTCACAACCTACACAAGCGGGTAAATCTCTCTGCCAATTTAATAATTGATTAACCATATTGGTAACAATAATTGGATTTTCGGCAGCCACGTTATCCATTTCCATTGGGTCATCAACTAAATTATATAATTCTATTCGACTACCATCACGATTGCGGTAAAGTTTCCATCTACCACAAGGACTTTGTACAAAGGCTCCGGGAGATACATTATTTCTATGACCAAGATCGTCTCCAAATCGCCACTCACCAAATATAGGTTTATTTCTAAGCCAAGGTTCGTTAGGAAGAATTAAAGGTACGAAAATAGAAAGACCGTCATGTGGTGATGTAAGATCGGTATTTAAAATTTGGGCAAAAGTAGGTAACCAATCAACTCCCGCTAACATATGATCGGTAGTAGAATTAGCGGGTATGGTATTAGGCCAACGTACCAATAATGGCATCCTTACGCCACCCTCATATAATGAATGTTTTCCACCCCTAAAAGGGCCAGGACTACCTGCACCACTATGATTAGTTGAATTTGCATAAATATCTGCCGGACCATTATCTGATGTAAAAATTACTATCGTATTATTTTTAATACCTAGATTTTCTATAGTATTTAATAATCGACCAATTTGTTTATCCATATATGTTACTTGGACATAATAGGCGTGTGTGGTTGAAGTCCATCCATTTGTTGTTACTTTAGTTAAATTACCTTTATAATTGGCTTCGGTAACCATTGTTAAATTAGGATCAATGGTAGCGTGTGGACTATGCAAAAAGACTTGTAAATAAAAGGGGTTTTGGTAATTATTAGTAAGAAAAGTAATAGCATCATCTATAATATATTGGTCGGCATTTTCCAACCAGTCTTGGTTGGATATGGTATCGCTATACCTAATATTACTGTTTGCACACGCTTCACATTTAGAAAAATCAAAACCGTAATTAGAAAGATGTATAATGCTATTTGGTTGGCTTGGTGCTTTAGAACCTAGATGCCATTTTCCATAGTGAGCAGTAATATACCCATTTAATTTAAATAAATCCGCTATTGTAAATATATTTGGGTCTACATAATCTACTTGATTAATAGTAGAATTATTATTATCAATAGCTCTATGCACACCAACATTGGATGGAAATCTACCAACAACTAAAGCAGTTCTAGCGGGTGAACACACACACCCACACGAATTGTAATGTGTTGCTAATACACTTTCTAAGCGAAATTGATCTAAATTAGGTGTTTTAATTTGTGTGTTTCCATAACAACCCAAATCTCCCCATCCTAAATCGTCCGCCATAATAAACACAACATTGGGTTGTGCCGCAACAGAAAGAGTAAAAAATAACGATAATAATATAGTGATTAATGTTTTCATAAGTTTGGCTTTCTATAAATTGTATCTTGATATTGTTTGCAACCTTGTTGGAATTCTTCTCTGCTAGGTAATTGCGATGATTGATTAATAGGAATATGCATAATTTTACATAATTGTTCTAAAATTTCGGGATGATACCAACACTTGTCATGACCCTTTAGATTGGCCCATTTTGTTAAAACGTGTTGGATTTGTAAATATGCTATATCTATTTCAATATGTTGTTCTAGTAAGAAATATAGAAAATCTTATGTTCATAATTATTTTAAACCTTAAAATTGTTGGTAACGAATGTAGGCAATAGTTCATCAAACCAATCTTTCGGTGGGTTTTTAATAGGATCAGGAAAATGAGGTTGGTATTCTTGCAGAATATTATGTTTACGCATGAATAATTCGTGTTTACTAATATCAAACCAACCTAAACCATCAATATGTATATCCCAATGATTATCTATATATCTAGTATTATCTACTTTACCTAATACTACTTTAAATATTTTAGTATCAAATTTGTATTTGACTACATAAACATAATTACCTTCTTGAATTATATATCCGTCAGCTGTTTGGGGTAATGTAATCATTATTTTCTTTTTAGATTGTATTTAATTAATAAGTCCAATTATTTTGGTTGATTTCGCTTGATTGTACCAATCCTTTTCTAGTTGGGTAATCGTTTCGTCACATCTATCCATTTCTTCATTTATATATTTCCGATATTTTTCACCAACTTTCCAACAACGTTGACAAAACTTTTGAGGATAATCACCATATTCTCTAGGATCAAATACAACACATTTTGAACACAAAATGCACTTACAAATGCTACAAGTATAAAGCGTATTATTTAAAATGTATAAACAAGCAGAATCACAATCGTCACAAAAATATTCATTAACAGTAACGGAGGTGGGAGTGAATGTGTGTATCTTAGTTTTTATAGGCATAATAGCAGGGGTTAGATTTGAACTAACAACCTTTAGCTTATGAGGCTAATGAGCTACCAGATTGCTCTACCCTGCTGTGATATCGTATAATTTCTTTATTTTTAAATTTTTCTAACAATTCTTCGATAAGTAAATCGAATTCTTCGGCTATATTATTTATATACAATATAATATCAGAATCTTTACAGATTTTTTCTAATTTTTTTATATGTTTTCTTGGAGAAAATTGACCGTTAGAGATTATAATATATCCTAAACTTTTGTCTAAAAGATCTTTATATCCTTGTTCTACTACCGGCATATCTACCCACTGATCTTGTTGGTTTTCATGTGATAAATATCCAGAAAAGTCTATATTACATCCAATACACGCTTGTACAAAATCCTGTTCTACCCCTAAACTCAAACCACTTAAACCAACTACCGTATTATCTTTGTGTTTTTTTAACTGTTGTATTATCCATTTTTTAATTTGCAATCGTATATCGTCATTAATATCGTGACCACCCACAAAACAAGGTTTTGGACCAATAACACCAATTTTAATTACTTCCATGCGGGGTGCCCTCAACATATGCACGAGACGAAATTTCGGCAAAGTTAGCTAATTTATATAATTCTTTCAAGTCTTTGGCACCAGTGTATGTCATACCAGACTTGATACCCATTATTAATTCTTCTAAAATCTTAGAAGTGTCACCTTTGTATGGCAAATACATATGAACACCTTCTGGTGTTACACCATTTTTACCAATGTCTGCCATAAAATGTGAAGAGGCTTGTCCACGATATAATTTATACCATTGTTCATTAGCCCAATCATGGGATTTTGTTGTAGTAAAACTATTACCATCTTTGAAATAAATTTCGCCCGGAGTTTCAGAACTAGCAGCTAACAAATTGCCAATCATTACACTATCGGCACCAGCTGCTAATGCTTTAACAATATCACCAGAATTTTTAATTCCACCATCTGCAATAATAGCACAATTGCTTTTTCTAGCATAAACAGTACGTCTAATTTGCATTATAGCTGATAAGGTAGGTATTCCATGTCCAGTTACTAATCTAGTAGAACAAAGACTTCCGCCCCCAATACCAACTTTAATTGCCGCCGCCCCCGCGTCAATTAATTGTAGTGCTGCATTAGGTGTACATACATTACCAGCAATCACTTGTATGTGCTGTCCGAATTGTTCCATTAATTTACGTGTTCGTCTGGCTACTTGTAATAAATGGCCATTAGCTACATCTAAACATACAATAGCATACTTACTGCGTTTTAAAACATATTCTATATATTCGTTGTATGTTTCATCTAAACCTATCGAAAAACAAGGCAATATTTTTTCTGTAAGTAGTTCTTCTATTTCTTCTTCCCATAAAGATTTTGATGGATAAAATCGGTGTAAAATACCAACACCACCGGCTGCGTGCATTGTTTTGGCCATTTTACTACCCGTAACCGTATCCATGTTAGCAGATATTATAGGGATATTCATTGACACAGAATTGGTTAATTTAGTTTTTAAACTAATACGTGGATCGTGCCTAGATTTTAAATCAGATTCTTGAGGGATTAGTGTTACATCGTCATAACTTAACCAAGTATTAGGTTCGTATACTACCCAATAAGGATTTATAAATTGCACAAAAGCTCCTTAGAATTATTAATTAACCAATCTAAATGCGTTAGAATTTGTTGTTCCTTTTCTTGCTGAGAAAGGTTAATATTATCAATTAAATAAAAATGTTTAATAAAAGAAAAATCAAAATTGTCCAGGGCTGTTTCACTAAAATGTTTATCATTTAATGGATTACGGCATAGTTTTAAAAATATTGGTTCGGGATGAATATTAGGATGATTATGATGTAACAACACTTTAATTTCATTAGGAAAGCGGGCATCTGAAATTAATGCATAACGCGGGTGTTGTCTACCAATCCGTAAAATAGTATTTTGTGCCCAACAATCTGCCCACATTTCCCTACAAATTTCTGATCCAAATATTTGTAACCATTCCCGTCCCGTTAGATATGCCTGTTCAAAAGGTATTCCTTCTTTATACGCACGAGATGGTATACTTTTATATAAATGTACTTTTTGATCAAAAGGCAGTGGTATGTTTCTCCACATTATGTTTTGACTATACTCATTTTTTTCCTCATTTGTTCCAAACATTTGGTTATATGTAAAACCAAATACCTCTATGCCAAAGTTTTTTAATGCAAATGCAAACGAATATTGATTAGCAATATCTTTATTCCAATTATGAGGAAAATCTAAACTAGGTTTAATATCTAATAAATGATTTATTCTTTCATTTAACACATTTATTAAAAATTGACACGATGTATCTTTACCACTTTGTTTTTTACCTATAAAAGCAATAATACGAGTTTTATAAGTATTATCCATTTTAATTAATACCTGTTATGAGTCGTTTCAGATCGGTTGGATTATAATCACCGGGGTCCGTTTTTAATAATGGAACAATGTTTTTGATATTGAAATACATTCCAAATTTGTCTTTAATTAATTCTACACCATGTTGACCGGCTTGATCAGGATCAAAAGCTATAATAATGTTCTGTATATTGTTTTCTAATAGTAGATTAGCTTGATTATTAGTCATTAATGATCCAAATGTTGCTACAGAATTAAATATACCCGCTTCATACATACGCCATACATCTAATATTCCTTCAGTAACAATTATTGTATCGCATGGTTTAGGAATATTATGCAAGTTATATAGATGATTGCGTAACTGTATATTAGTAGGTAAATATATCCATTTTGGAACATCAGGCATATTATAAGTTAATCGACCACCAACCCCAACAATTTGTCCACAGTAATTGATAATGGGAACACAAGCACGTTGATACATAGGTTGGTAACAATCGTCGCAATAATACGCACCGAAATAATCTAGGGTTTTTTGTAAAAATTTTCTTTGTAAAAAATAGTCAACTTTATGCGATTTTTGTGAAAAAATTTCGTAAGGATACACGATATCAGGTTTTTTTACATGTCTTGTAGACAGTCTTTTTTGTTTAGAAATAAAATTATTAATTTGAAAATTATCGTTAGTTAAAATAGAATCGACATTATCTATAGGTTCTACACCAGTTATTTCATATAAAAATTTGCAAACGTCAAAATAATTCCAACCATTTATACCCTGAATTAAGCCAAATAGTGTTGATCCATATTTTTCGTGACAATGGCGGGTCCAACATTTCCAACATTTATATTTAGAAGTATAACTAAAGGCATTATGATTATCGCCTCCATGAATAGGACATTGGGTCTTTACATTACCATTGTTATCAACATTCAATCCTAATGCTTCTAAAATTTGAACATCAAATTCTTTACAAATCTGTTTTATTTGCTGATAACTGTAATTTTTTCTTTTTACTGTCGTTACTGTCGTCATAAGTAAGTTTGGGTTTGTTTTCGTAATTGAAATTACCTTCGACTAGTTTACATCTAGATAAATCGGTAATTACATTAATATACGTACCATCTTCTGTTCCAGGACCAAATCTACTAGCAATAACTATTAATTTACGATCACCATTAATTTTAGGATCTGCCGCAAAATCTTCTGCCGTTTTTGCAGCAAAAATAGATAAAGAACTGCATAGTTGCACAATACGATCTGATCCAGCAACAATACTTTGATCTTGTTTGGTAATACCATCTCTATTGGCTTGACCGAAAGATAATATTGGAAAATTATATTGTAAACAAAGATTATGGAGATCGGTACAAATTTGACCTAATATTTGCCATTCAGCATGATTTCCCAAATGATTTAAATCCATAATCTTAATATAATCCAAAATAACTAAACATGGATTAAGATGTCCGTTTTCATTTAATCTAACATGGTGTAACAACCATCGTCGTATAATAGAAATCCATTCATAATGGTTTTTTCCAGAAATGTTGTGATAATAAAAGGGCAATTTAGATATTGTATTAAGAGCGGTTTTTATATCATTATCACCAGTTTTAAATTTTCCACTTTCTAGTTCATTAATGGGCCGACCGCTGATATTAGATAAAACACGGGTATTAATAATATCTGTAGTCAATTCAGTGTCTAAGTATAGTACTGGTACACCTAAATGAGCAACACGCAATCCAATCTCTACACCCATTTGAGATTTACCAACTTTAGCTCTGCCCACAATCATATGATTGCCAGGAATTCGTAAACCACCACCAATGGAAGAATCCCATCTTTCAAAGCCGGTTGGAAGTCCCAATTGGGAACTTTCAGCGTTTTGTAATTTTTCCACCGTATGACCGATAGTTTCTTGTAAGGAAACCGTATTTTCATTATTTATGAGATGGGTAGTTAATTGTATGATGGGTTTTTCTGCAATACTTAGTATTTCTGATACGGATTCTTCCCCTGAAATTTTACCCACATCTTCTAATGCTAAATTTAGTTTAGAGCGAATTTGCCTACCTAAACTTAACTTAGCTAGTTTTTTGGCAAAGAAAATAGACGTTTGAATATCAACGTCTCTTAGAGTCATTGCCCCAATATATTCTTCTAATTCATATTTTTGAATTAGATTAGAATCAATAGCTTTGATTGAAGCGAGTATAGTAGTAATATCTATTTTGTTTAAACCATTATTAAATAATTTTTTACAAACCGAAAAAATAATTTTATTGGCTTCTAAAGAAAAATCCTGATCGGATAATATAGTGTCTATATCATAGAATATTTCAGTACCATATCTAACGATAGACCCTAAAACTATATTTTCTGCGGCAACGTCTTGTAGTTGTAATTTATTCATGAAGTGATGCAGATATTGCGGCCTGTTCTTCTTTATACACTAGAAATTTTAATGCCCTCTTATCTACTCTAAATAAAATTTTTTGTGCATACAAGAAAAATTCTATAAAATCGTTAGTATCGTTAACACATATACAATGCTTTATTGGATTTTTAGCTTTGGAATTTTTACTGTATATATAATATTCCTGTCCAACTATAATATTTTTACCATCTGCCGTTTTGTAATTTTTATTTCCCAAAAATTTCCCTACAACTTGAAAAAGGACAACGAATCATAGAATTTTCTTCACCTACCGCACCAATAATTCTCGAACCTGTATGTTTATTTAAATCAAATGATCTATTACATTTTGGGCAAGTTATCATATTGGGTTTGTAACTACCACGACCACGACTAGGATTCTTTTGATTCCATTGTTGATATATTTCTTGTTCGTCCTCATTCAGTGGTGCAGATATAATCTGTGGTTTTCCAGTACCCTTTACTGGTCCACTGACATGTTTTCGTTTTACTATCGGAACATCTAATACAGATTCATCTATTTTCTGTACTTCATCATATGATAAAGATGCTTTTTTATTAGAGTTCCCGCTTTTATTTTTGGGTCGTCCTCGCCGTTTCTTTTTAGGACTAGAATCTATTATTTCAATGTTGTTAGTATTTTCAGAAGAAATATTAGTATTAGAAGATATTAAGGTTAAAACGTCTTTTATTGCCGCTTCTACTGAATTTATAATAGCATTATTATTTGCTATATTATTAGGTGGATTTATGGTTTCCCCGGTAAGATTGGTATACGCCTCACTTACTTTAGACCAATCCCCCTTTTCTATTCCTTCGCGTAACAATCCTAATGGTGTTGTTTTAGTTCCCATATTTACCTTTAGCAAATGCCAAATTCCTAACGGTGTCTGATAATAGATTTAATTGTTTGCTTAAATTTCTAACTCGGTTTAATTTGGCTTCAGCCAACAAACGCAACGAATCTATTTCTGTTGCATTTTTATCATTAGATCTAATAAATATAGCCTTTTCTTGATAACCGTATCCATATGCGTTTTGTAGTTGTTTACCAACAATAAATTGTAGATTATCCTCACACCACTTTGACCACGCTAATAATTTATTTTCTTGTGAAGCTAAATATAAAGCATAACTAGCTAATAATACCGAATATTCACTTAATTCTAGTGGATGTAATGTCCTAATTTTTTCTATTTTATTAAGATCACCCAAGATTTTTATAATATCATCTGAAATTTGAATATCTGGCAAACGAACTTCCGCCAAGAATGTTTCCATTTGTTCATTAATATCTTGACGATTTAAACGATCCATTAATCCAAGTCCTCAATTTTAGATATCTTAATTAATTCTATATTATTTAAATCACACCATTTTTGTTTCCGATCATCCCGATCTTGCGACTTAAAAAACCCGCCTTTTGTTTTATGGAAAAAACTAACAAATTTATCATGTTGCAATCCTTGTATTTCAAAAGCTAATCGACGGTTCGGAATTAAAAAATCCAAATATAAATGTTCGCCCGGAATACTAACATCTTCTAAAATAACTGTCATAGGATATTTACGCAATAATTTTTGACCACATTCATATTGCAATTTAGAACGACATACGCTTTCAGCTTTCATAGGAAAGTTCATAGATAAAACATGTAATTTGCCAGATAAATCTAATACTTTCATATTAAATCATACAATATTGGCACCATTCATCCCAAACATTGATAATCGGTTTGTTGTTTTTACGAGCAAATTTGATACAATGATCGGTACCACCTTTAGTACCATTCCATAAAGCTAAAAGCATATCAGATTGATTAACCATCCATTCGTTACGTTGATGCATCTTTTCTAATGAAAAATATGGATTTTTATCAATTATTTCTACTTTTTCACTTTTTTGAAGTAAATTAGTATATATTATTTGTGAATGTAGTGGCCACATTCTTTCTTGATTTGCAAACGGTATAGCCGCAATAAAGGGTATATCTAGTTTAACACAAGAATCTGCGATAGCCGTATCCCATCCAAGAGCCATACCCGTGATGACCTTAGTGGGCACTAACTTACGTAGTTGTAAAACCGCGAAATTACATAGCCTATTGTAAATCTTTTGATCATAACCACCTAATTTATTAGGTCTGTGTCCGGTAACTGATAAAATCATAATTTTTTATTATTTGTTAGTTCGTCTAGAATTTCCATAATTTCATTATAATTAAAACCTAATACTACTAAATATTTTACAATATCTCGTGGATGCCAATTCTGGTGATATAAACTTACCATTAGATGTTGGCATAGTTTTTTCTCTCGTTTAGTACAACGATTGTATTTTACACTATCTGTTTCTACAGAAAAACAATCATCACAAATAGCAGAATTATGAAGTTGTTCTTTAGGAATTAACACGCAATCATGACAATAAATACAACTAGTAGGACGATATATATCGAAATCGCACATTATTTCAACTCTATTTTATAAGTATTATCAGCAATAACCACCATTTTATCAATAAACGCTTGTGGATCTATTACAGTATGAAATACTATACTATTATTTTTGCAATACTCTTGTATAATTTGATTTAATTTATTTTTTGTAGTACCGATATAAACTTCATCAGTATAACTATTTACAACTTCATTAGCAAAATATTCTACTGTTTGTCGATCAACAGAATTAGGATCACGACACACAAACATTAATTTCATACTGAAAACACCATACTACGAATTTGTTTTTCCAGTTCTTCCGAAAACTCGGGGTGGTTCTTAAAATAATCTACAACATTATGCTGACCTTGTAGTTTAATTTTTTCTCCATTATTTTCAAATGAAAACCACGATGCAGCCTTTTCAATAAAACCCATATCGCAAGCCACTTTAAATAAAT